AGAAAACCCCGATCGATTCGGGGTTTTGGTGTAGTGCCTAGCTCCGCCTATTCGAACTCCGGCCCAGAAGAGCCAGGCCCGCCACTTCGCCACGCCCTCTGCGCGCAGCGCCCGGTACAACACATCGTCAGCCTGTCTGCGGCTCAGTTGGCCTGTGGTGTACAGCTTGTCGTGAATGGTCGACGCATAGTTGCCGTAACCCGCCACCAGGGCATACAGCGGGAACAGGACGATGTTGTGTACGGCCTGCAGGCTGGCAAAGTTGGTGACAAAACCGATTTCGGCCAGCAGGCGGCCGTGTCGATCGTCGTCGAGCACCAGGTCACCGAGCAGCTTGTGGTTCCACTTGCCGAGCTGTTCCGTCTTCAAGGTCACAAGGAATTTGCTCATTGCAGCTTCCCCGTGAGGATCTGGGCAACCCGGTCCGAAGCCAGGGCGCCCAAAGCAACGAGCCCTTCCAATGCCCCTTGAACAGACTTCAAACCAAGGTCCACCTCAGTCAGACCAGGGTTCGTCAAGCGCCCCCACCAGATCGCGACTTCCTGATTCGCAGCAACGGGAGGTTCTGCAGCAGGGTCGCCGTCCACCACCTTCTTGATCGCAATTTCTTCCAAGGGCGTGAACAGCATTTGAAAGGTCATTGGGCTGACCACCGGATATACGATGTTGACTACGACCTCATACAACTTTCCGTCTGGGTCTGCGACCAGGTAGTTGCCGCAATTCCAGATCCCAGTGGCCCACTCAGGAAGCATTTGCGCATCCTGTAAGTCGCCTGTCGCGATTTCTTTCAGTTGATAAGTGCTCATCACATCCCCTTCAGCACGATGCCGCTAGTCAAAAGTGCGCCCTTGTTTCCGTAAATATTTGCAGCTGAATGATCGAACGTTTTCGATCCAGAGCCCTTCACCGCGTTTACGTAATACACACCAGCTTGCGGAAAGAATGAAACTAGCGAGCCAGGAACCGCCGAGCTTGTCGCAACGCCAACAATGGCTGTATTAACCGATTTCCAAAGTGAGTAATAGGTATTGCCGCCGCCGCTCTGGCCATAGCAAAAGAACGCGCCATCACTGAGCATCAGGAGGCCCGTTTGGCTGGTAAATCCAGCGGATGCGGAGTAATAGGCGTTGGTGCTGAGCCCTGTCTGAATTGTGTTAATTGGGACAATCTGAATGATAAGCGCCGTGCTGAACACGCAATAAGCAGTAGCGCCAAACCACGTCACGATACTGGCTGTTGTCGGGTCGTAGTAACTCCACTGGGCGCTCCCTCCGCCGAACGACCCAACAGCGCTACCCAGCAGCGAGTAGACAATGGCTACACCCGCCTGAGTGATCTTTACGTAGTTGACGGTGGTGGCTATCAGGTACACCAGCCAGAAGTTGGTTCCGTCGTTTACAAGAGAGCAGGTATAGGCGGGATAGGATAGAGCAGCGGATGCTCCCGAATACGTAGGACCTTGTTGCGCACCGGCGTTGCTGAAGACCATGCATGAGGTGGTTGAGCTAGCCGACTGAACAGCCAAGGCAAAACAACCCGGTAGCACAGACAGATAGGGGCACGAAACGTTGTACAGCCCGGTCGCTTGAGAAAGGCCCGTTGAGAACGGTGCGACCTGAAGAACAGCAGACGTATTGTAAACAGCTACAAAATAAGTCGTATTGAGATACGCCACTGCAATGGTGCCATCTGAAAGCTGGGCAAGGCTGAGCTGCGGCGTGGGAGATCCTGTGCTTGTAGTCATCGTCGCCGAATTCAGCAGCACACCAGCGTTGTTGTATATCGCCAGGGTCGCGGCGGTAGTCGACGTGCTGTTGTAGAGAGCCGCAAAACCACCCCCTACTAACGGGATCGTGGACAAATTACCGCTGTTTGAGCTCGCGCCCACAAGAGCGGTTGGGGCAACCACCTGAATCATCCCCGTCGGATTGTAGATCGCATAGAAGGCCCCATTTACAGCAAGGCCCGTGGTGCACAGGTTTCCGTTCGCGAGGAAGAACACGTTACAAAGTGTCGACCCCGCACCTCCAGCGATACTTTGGATCAGGCTTCCGGAAGCTGCGTATTTGTCAATCGCCCCAGCCTTCAAGAAATAGATTGAACCGTCCGGCCCTTGGGCCGCCAGCGATCCGTTATAGGCCTGCGAAACGGCGTTACTTATGGCCGACGTGTACCCAAAAATCGGACTACCCGCGTTCGCTACAGTGGCATAGTCGCTGACACGGACTGGCGTTACCTGCCCCCCGGGAATGATTTGAACTACATCATTGCTGTTGAAAGCTGCAGCAGCCTTTAGTTTGGTACTTGTGCTGGCAAGACCGGAATTGTTGGACGAAAAAATCGAACGTCCCATGGTTAACCCTCCATCCCGTGTGCACGGGCAACGACCCCGGCGATGCTTGAATAGCAAACGATGTTTTTCCCGGCTTCACAGACAAAGCCTGATCGCTCAAGAACGCTGCCGTTGCTCTGATCGCCGGCGGGCTGAAGATAAGCGTCGTACTCAACCCACTCAGTCGGCCCTGGGGTTGCACTGGCGCTAATTGCAACACGGACAAGAACCGCCGAGGCGTTGGTGTTGACCAGGTTAAAGTTGACCGTTGCGACTTTCCCGGTGGGAACGGTGTACAGAGTCGTGTAAGTAGTCGCTGCAAGACTTACAGGCGTACCGAGTGTTCCGCTGGCCATTTAGATTTGCCCCATGAAGTAAGTGATATAGGAATTGGAGAGCTGAGCCATGTTTACGGCATGCAGTGACTTGGTGGCCGTCGGGACTTGCGGGCTGCCGCCACCAGTCCACAAAATCCAGGAATCAAGACTGCTGTGGTAGACCACCTCGGCTTTGCCGCCCACGATGATCTCGCCGCCTTGCAGAGGCTGCTGGGCACCTCCGATCAGGGGCTTGGCACCCAGACCGTTGACATTGAGTGTTGAAGCTCCGGTGTTCGCAGTCAGCGCTTGGAAGGTGAGCTTTGCGCCGTCTGTAAGGACGCTGATTGCGGGAGTGAACGCCGCAGCATAACTATTCGCTGAGCCGGTATCCGCCGCATAGACGCCATACGCTGCCTGCATCTGGGCAATGGTCATGACGTGCGCAGATGCATTACCTGGCGCTGCCTGGATCGATCCGCCGGTACAGCTCAGGAGTACCCACTTACTCAAAGCTGCAAGCCAAACTACTGTGCAGGTTCCACCTGCAACGATCTCGCCACCTTGCAACGGCATAGATCCAAGGCCTATAAGGGGATTGGCGGCTAAGGCATCAGGAGCGAAGGTGCTGGGGCCGGTATTAGTCGTCTTTGCCTGGAACCGTATAACCATGCCGTCGACCGCACCGGTTACCGCAGGGGTATAAGGCACCACGTAGACGTTGGCGATCCCGGCATCGATACCGTATATGGCCGCGCCTGAGCGGATCAGTTGACTGATCGCGATGGCAAGCTGTGTGAAACTGGTCTTCGATGGCGTGACGCCCGCAGCGACCAGCACATTCAGCAGTTCCATCATCAACATGTTCATGAATTCAGCGGGCAACACTGTAGGTGGCGTGTTGAGCACAGGGTCGCCATCGGTAAAAAAGCCCGCCAAACCGGCAGCCGTGCTCGCCGGAATACTCGACGCCACCGTTGAATTGTCAATTTGATACATCTATGGCCTCACGAATAATGGAAGTTCAGGATGGTGTGCCCAGGCATGGCCTCTCTCAATTCGCACTCAAGAACCTTGTTGCCATACGCGCCACTGCTGAGCGGTGCATTGACGGTCCAGGTAAAAAACCAGTCGTCGTTGCCAAGGGCCTGCCCCATGACGCTCTGCCCCATCCGGAACGGCGCGTATTGGGTGACGGTGATGGTGTAACCCAGGCCCAAGGCGTATGCCGCAAAATGCCCGATGGATTGGCCACCGCTGTTGGTGAACCGCGCAATCACCTGCCTGCGCCGTTCATCCTCGGTAGGGGCAATACCCGCGCAGGCGTCAGGCAGGCCAAGCGTGGACTCCCACTCCCCGAGGAAGTCGACGGCTGTTGCCGGGAACGTGTCGGCCAGCAGGTTCACGGCGCTGTCACTGATGCGTTGGAAGGTCGGAGCAAAACAGGAAATCGACTGCGCCTGAACGCTGCTCAGCTCTTTCGGCCAAACCCGGCCGCGAGGCAGCAGCGAAAGCAGCGCAGACGTGAAGTCGGCACTGGAAAAAGAAGGTTTTGGCATGAGCAGGCTCAGGGGTATGTGATGGTGCCCAGGGTCGGCAGGTAGCCAATGGTGTTCACGATGTTTCCGGCCGGATAGGTAATGACGAAGCCCTTCGTGCCGGAGATCGCCGCGATGGCCGACTCGATGTCACTGAGCGCCACTATTGGGTTGTCTGTAGTCGGGTCGCCCTGTTCCAGAAACACTTCGGTGATCGCCAGCGCAACCGCCGCGCGGACATCCGTCGAGGCGTTGGTCATGCCGGTGACCGTGAAGTTGACCGGGTTTGCCAACGGTGAGCAGACATAGACCATGGCCGTGGCGGGCTGCTCGTCGTAGACGATGTCTGCGATGTTCAATTGATCACCGGCCGCGATGCTGCCTGAAGTCACCCGGTTATCCTTCTGGGAAATGCCGTTCTTGCCCTGAGGAAAACCACCATAGGCCGCGTTCGCGTCATCGAGCATCACATACAACACGATTGTCCCGGTCCCGAAACCGTTTGGTTTGGACCAGGCCCTTGTTACTCCTGGGATGTCTTCAGCCCATGTGACGTAATCCGACTTCGACCCGCCGTTCGCGGTAGCCTGATAAGCATCGATCATGCGGTCAAACAGCGCCTCGTCAAGCTCCTGATCTGCGCCGCCTGTGATTACCGCCGTTACCGCGCCGCTCGACTGGATCCCCGCCAGCGATGTGCCCAAAGTCATCAAACTGCCAATGGGGGTATTGCCAGCCTCACCCGCGAGATCGGCCTGCACCGTGACCACCACCGTACCGCTGCTTCCAACTGTGGCCGTGGCCTGGACCGTGAAAGTTGCAGAATCACCGCGCGCCACCTCGGTACCCGCGTCGAGCACAGTCCCGGGTGTTCCCACGAAAGTAACCGCTCCGACCGCGTAGGAAGCCGTTTTGCGATATACCTTTTTCAGCGCGGCCCAGGCCTCCAGAAACTCGCCCGATGAGGTGAAGGGGACGCCCTGCTTTGCAATCCAGTCCAGATAGCCGTAATTGAGATGCCCCAGCCCGGCGACGGCCTTGCCGAGGATTTGCAGGTTGGAAAAGCGCAATAGACCATCGGCAGTCGGCAACCCAGAGGTGATATCGGCCGCGACCTGTGATCGCAAATCCGAAAGTGTCGGTCTGGTGAATGGCATTCAATTGCTCCAGAAACGAGAAACCCGCCGAAGCGGGTTGTTGGGGGGCATACTGAGGGTCCTAGGACCACACCCAGTTATATTTCAGTTGGGTCGCCGTTCCATCGTGTTGCGTAACCGTCACGATGGCATCCAGCCGGCTACCACCGGCAATGACCGTATTGACCGTCACCTTGGCGGCGACCTGGTCGTCAACGATCCATTTCAATGCCTCTTCCATGTAGATCTGGGCCGTATTGGCTACATCCGCGTTGAGGCGCGAGCGGTCCAGCAACCAAAGCCGAGAGCCTACGGGCACATCCTCGCCCTCATCACCCCACCAGCCACGCCGGTCGTTGCTGCCATCGGGCGGGACGTCGTCGTCATTGGACAGTCGATCGGTAAACAGGCTGATCAGCACAGCAGAACCGAGGTCATCACCACTGGCCAGCGCACCACCACTGATGGACCAATCCCCTACCCCCGTTTCAACAAGCCAGGTTGTTGCGATATCACTCATTGCTGTTGCCCCGGTGGAGGACTGCTGCCATGGGTATGGCCGTTATAGATGACTCTGTCGTCCGCCATGCTGCGAACCTTGTCGGTGATGTCGCCGCCCGCCTTGATGTCGCCGCTGACCTCCAGCGTGGGGGTATTTATAACCACTTTCTCCGAGGCGTTGATGGTCACCGTTGTAGCGTTATTGACCGTCACCGGCGTGCCATTGGCCTCAACAACAATGCCACCCTTCTCCGTCAGATATATCGACTTACCCCACAGGTCATAAAGTTGGCTTTCGCCCTCGACCAGACCTGTGGGCCGACTGGCCTGATGCCCGGTAGCGACAACAACGCCTTTGGAGCGATCACCGCCCAGGAACACAACCAATACATCGGAGCCGGTCGGCGGTCGGGAAGTGAACCCAAACTCGGCGATACGCGGGGTACTGTCCCGGGTTTCCGAATCGTTGAGTTTGACCTGCAGCAGTTGCGCGGTCTTGCGATCGTCGCTGAAGGTCACACGCCCCCACCCCGAGGCCAGTTGCACCCGCCGCCATAAACGCTGAAGGATGCCTTCCGAATCCACGGGCTGGTTCATTGGGGCACTGCCTGTGAAAACTCGCCATACAGCGGCGTGAGGTTGATCGGTTGCGGCAGAAACGCTTCGGGTGCCATCAGCGTCAGTTCAGCGGTGGTGCCTGAATAGGCGTTTTTCAGAAAGGTCACTTCACTGATCAGCAAGCCATCGGCGACCAGTTTCAGCCGTGGGAGCGAAACCGGCACCAGAGTGTTGGGTTCCCACAACGCGCCGGACGCATCGCGCCAACTGTCGGTGGTCACGCGCACGACCCGGGAGCGGCCGAAGCGGCGAGCAGACTCCCAGAGTGATCGCTTGACTGCAATTTCGTTGCCCATACCACCGCCCTCGGAAATGATCACCATGGTTCGGTGCCGTTTGCAGTTCAGGTCTTTGGTCGTGACCAGTTGATTACCGCCCTGGCCCACGTCGGTGTAGGCATCCACCGATTGGATATAGGCGTTGTAATCGGAGTAAATCAGATTGGCGGAGTAATCGATGTACGCCTGCTGCACGTTTTCGCCCTCGGCAAAACCACTGGCAGCCCGACGTGTGCCGGCCCTCGACAGGAACAGGCTGCCATCAGCCAGGTCGTAGGCCAGCACTGCCGAGAAGCGCGCCATGCGATCGATGATCTCAAACGCCGACTCCCCCAGCATCAGGTTGGTCTGCGGCAAGATGATCAGGTCCGTGACATCCGTGGTCACGGGAATACCTTGCGGCGCGCCGTTGATGGACGGCCCGTACACTGAGGCCAGCTTTTGCGCGATGCCCAGCACGGTGGCACTGCTGATCTGGCCACCCGGCCATTCAGCGGCACAATCGATCAGGTCAGCGCACTTGGACCGACCACTGATGCGAATCGAATGCTCACCAGCACTCATGCTCGGCACAAAGTGGTCAACGTAACCGGTCACCACCGGGTCATCACCCAGGCGGATCTGACACGAATCACCCGGTGCGATCACCAACCGATCCAGCTCGTTCGGGTACAGCTCAGTCATACCGACGTTGAAATCACTGGGCAGACGCTCGATACCGCGTGTCACCCGGATATCCGTCCAGCCGGTAACCACCTGGTCATTGCTGACCAGGTAAAGCTCGTCGTCCATTGGATGTCCTTACGTGGCCAGGGCCTGAATGGTGGTCGGCATGAACGCCGGGTGAATCGGATTTGCCTGTTGCACCAGTTCATCGGTCCTGCCGGCGTCCTGATACAGCCGGTTGGCCAGCACCAGCGCCGGCAAAGGCGTGCGAAAGGTAAATGTCTCAAGCCTGGGTAACGTCGCACCACTGGTGGTCAACGCCGCGACCACGGCCTGCCGCATAGCCACCAGCGCGTTGTAGCTTTCATCGTCTCCGGCATCACCAGCCACCAGTATTTCCGCGTCGATCAGACCGGTAACGATATTCAGGGTGCTGATCGCCTCGTCGTAGGACGTGGGTACGTAGGTTGCGACCGCATTGCCGATCGCTGCCAGTGCGGCACGACGCAGCAAGGCGCTGGTCGCGTCCTGGGCAACACCTTTGGCAGCGCCAATCGTGGCGTTACCGGTGGACGCAGTCGGTGAGAAGGTCGCAAGCGGCCCCAACAAGGCAATGGCTCGCCCCGGATCGGCAACACTGGCCACCAGAGCATTCATCAAACTCTGAACAGCATCAGTGAATGATTGCCCACTTTTTGCGTCCAGCGCAGCCGCCGCATCGGTCAGGTTGTCCATCGCGACATCGACCGCCGCACGATTGGCCGTGTTCCTAGCGATCAGGTCTGCCATGGTCGCGCTGCTGTTCTTGGTCTTCTTGCTGGTGATCAACGCACTGCTGACGTTGCCATTGGCATAACGGCCAAAGTCGCCGGTCAGCAATCCGGCCAGGCTGGTGATACTGCGCACGTCGCGGGTGATGCGGCCGACCAGCACCTTGAAATCAGCAATTACCCCAACCACCATACCGACGATGGCCTTGCCGAACTTGATCACGCCCTCAACCGCGTTGATAACGGCGGTCACCCCGCCGATCACCTTGCGCGCGAAGTCGAGAACAGATGACAAGCCCAGCGCGGCCGCCAACTTGTCGAGCAGGCTACCGGTGGAGCTGGTGATACTGGGAAATACCCGGTCACCCGACTCAATGAAGATAAAACTGATTTCGAAGTAACGGCCCATGTCCCAGCGCTCAACCACGCTCAGCCCTTCCGTTGGTACGCTGACATTCAGCGCGCCGAGGGTTGGGTGCATCAGCGACCCGGGGCCAGCCTTCTCCGCTGCCGCGACCAGCGCGTCACGCTGGGCCATCACGTTGCCGCCGCCATACACCAGGCTGTCACTGACCAGAAAGCCACTCATGCGGATACGGCGAGTCGAACGGCCCATGTCCTCGATGTAAGGTTTATCGCGCCCCGGGTATTCGTGCAGCGCCAGGCGACGACCGAAACGAGCATCGCCGCCATAAACCGCAAAAGGGACGCCGCGAAACGAAGCCTTGTTGAGCGACTCCGTCCAGGTCCTGTTGGAGTCCAGCGCAATCTGAACGATATCTGTGAGCAAACTCATGCGATGGACCCCACACCGGAGTAGGCAATACGACTGGATGCCTGGACATTGCCCTCGGATTTGACGTTGACCTTGGTGCCTTCGGGCGCGTTCTTGTGTTCGATTTCCACCTTCACGGTACCGCCCCCTTGTTCGGTATTGCTGGTGACAGGCCCCTGAGGTGCCGCAACAGCTCGCGCAGGTTCTGGAGCCGCTTGGGCACTGGCCACGGTCGAGGATGGCAGTGCAGTTGGATTGGCCAGATCCGCCGCAAGGCTTCCGCGCCGCCTGGCGTCCCAATCTGCATTACCAGGCCGCTCATACTTGCGAGAGACGATTTCACCAGCGTCCTTCGCGGTCCGCGCCGCGCGTAGCTGGTCGCCTGCCGCTTTTTCGTTGCCTTGGGTCAGCTCGTACTGAACAAACCGAAGCTGCTCGTCCTCGCTGGAGCCGTGAATGTTCTTGCCGGACCACTTGGCGAACTCGCGTTGACGATCCGCATGCCACTGGCCAAGGCCATAGGCGCGCCCGCCATCACCATAAGCGGAGGGGTCGTAACTGCTCTCGGTGCCCAGATTCGCCGAAATGCCTGCGGCCTGCTCCTTGGTCCAGCCCTGACCCATGAAGAACTTGGTCACGGAATCGGCTTTGTCACGCCCGCCCGGAATAACGCCGTTAGCCCGGTCTGTGGCCGCGACAGCCTCCTTGGCGTCCTGGCTGCCAAACATAGCCAGGCCACGCGCGACTTTGTCGCCGATCCATTCCTGCGCTGAAGTACCGGCGATAAGGTGGTCATTGATCAGCGTGCCGACACCGTAACCTGCAGCAGCGGCGCCACCGATCAGCCCCGCTTTGCCGATCAACCCCTTGGCGACAGCACCGACAGACAGCGCTTCCTGTGCAGCCGCCGTTGCCGTGGCAGCCGCCTGCCACTTCCACAAAATGCCTACGAAGGACAGGATGCCCGCGCCCGCTTTGACAAGTTGCCCACCCAGCGCCAGCACGCTGACGATCAGGCCGGCATTCATCACGCCCACCACCAGCAGGGCTGCGTTCTGCCAGCCACCCAGCCAGTCCACCACCTTGCCGATCCCGTGGGCAAAGTTGACGATGCCATCGCCCACACTTTTCCAGTCGATGCTGTTGACCCAGGTCGCGAAACCCTGGGCCCAGTTGCCGATGTCAGTGGCGATCAGATCGCGGTTGACGGCCAGCCAGTTGGTGAACTGATCGATCAGCGGTTGCATCACAGGAATCAGTTTGTCGCCAATGGCGTTCTTGGTACCGTCGACCGCAATACCCAGTCCAGCCAGGCTTTGGGAAAACTCTTTGCCGCGTTTCACGGCATCGTCTCCCATCACAAACCCCAGACGCTTGACCATTGCCTCGTAGCGCTCGATGCCGTCGGCACCTTCGCGCAGGAACGGCAACATGCCCTCCAGGCCGAACGCCTTGGCGATGAGTTTCTGCTTTTGCGGGTCAGCCTCTTTGGCAATGGCGTTGGCCACCGCCTTGTATTGGCCCACAACATCCCAGGCACCGGTGGATGTTTTTTTCAGGCCAATACCCAGCTTGTTGAACATCAGCAAGGCGCCTTGATTCCGGCCCCATTGCGCGTCCTGCATGGTGGTGGCCAGGCCGTCGAGGCTGGATGTGGTTTCGGCGGTGTCGACGCCCAGCATCTTTGCCGCACCCTGGAAGCTTTGCAGCTCCCCGGTGGAAATACCGATGTTGTGTGCACTGTTGTCGATGGAGCGGCCCAGATGCGCCCAGTTGTTGGCCAGCGCCGCAATTCCCGCCACTGAACCCAGCCCCGTGATCGCCGCCATGGGCGCAACGATGGAACCAATGCCGCGCGCTGCGCCACCGGCTTCACGCCCAATGTTTGCCAGGTTCTTACCGATCTTTTCGAAACCCAGCTCACGCCCGAGGCTTTTGAAGGATTTGCCGACATTTTCGAATGGTCGGGTCAGACGGCTGACGGAATCATTGACCTTACGCACGGTGGCCGTGGCTTTATCCACCGCGCTGATCGTGATCGTGAAGGCATTCGCCACAGTCGTTACCCCTTCATTCGTATGGCTTGGTCATTCCACCAAACCAGCATCTTCAAGCTGAGCCCCCACGCATCGTGGGGGCCCCAGCCATAGTGTTTTGTCAGCTCGGCAATCAGCTCTGGCCAGCCGCCTCCGTCTGACCAGCTGCGGTAAAACCCTCAAGGAAATTGTTCGCGGCAACCAGATCACGCTTGCTGATTTGCTCGACCGCAGAACGCGGAATTTTGGTAATCAGGCTGATCAGCGAGATGGCAGAACCCACAGAAGTGTCAGCGCGGGACGCCTTCTCCAGCTCCCCCGCCGTGGGTTCACGCAGTTTCAGTTCGACGTAGCTAATGGCCGCGTCGCCTTTACCGATGACGACAGGTTTGCTCAGCGGGATGGTGATTTCTTCTTCGAACATGGATCAATTCTCCGTAACGGAAGGGCCTTCCCACTTCACTTCGATAGTGGCGTCGGAGGCTTTGGATTCTTGTTGCTCAGTGGTCCACATGTTGCGACCGATGATGGTTTTGCCGTTGGCCAGCTCAGCCACTACTGTGGCGTTGTTCATCGCGTTGATGTCCGCCACGCTGAGGTTGGCAGCGTCACGGATGGTTGCTGCGATGTAGCCCGGTTGCGGGGTTTCGCTGTAGCCATGGACACCGTCTTGGCCCTTCAATGTTTCGCGGGAGACCCCGGAAATCTTGTAAGAAAAGTCGCCAGCCAGCATGTAACTCACGCCGTCGATACTCAGGTAACAGGTGCCCGCAAGGCGGTTGGGGGTATCAGCCATGTCTTTCTCCAGGCGAAAAAAAACCGCTCAAGGGCGGTCGTTTGGCTCTGCCTAGACTACAGGCGGAACTGGGCAAGCAACGCAAAAATACGCAACTGGTTGATCAGGGTGCCAGGCCACAGCACGTCAACCCGGTTCGGATTGGTCGCGTTCTTCTCGACAATCAAGGCCTTCGAGAATCCGGCCGCGTCCTGGACGTAGCCGTTGAACTCAAGTTCACCGTACTGGGCGATCAGATCAGCCTTGATCATGTTGGGTGTAACAATCGAAGAACCTGGCGCAAAGCGCGTGCCGTTGGCAGCCAATTTGACCCGTGCATACTTGGAAGTAACCAGGGCACGCTGCGCACGGAGAACGAACGCCAACAGGAACAACGTTTCGACCTGCAGGTAACTGTCATCGGCTGCGCCAAAAGCGTTCTGCTGGTAGGTGGTGATCAGGTTCTCGATCGCCACGGTGCCGTCACCGCCCACTGTGAAGGTGGAAATACCGTCCCAGAGCAAGGTGTTGCGCTCGCCCAGAATGAACCGCGAAGACGACGGAGGTGCCAGCACGGTGCTCAAGGTCAGCGTCTGCAGCGGACGCCCCGGGTCTGCGCGCAACGCGACAGCAGCGGTACCGGCAACGTCGGCGGCCCAGATCCACGCAGGCGACGGCGAATCGTAAAACCCCATGATGCTTTCATGCTGGTTGTTGCGTGCATTGCCAACGGTGGCCACCGAGGCCAACGTACCGCGCTGAGCAGCAAAGACATGGCCGTAGATCTGATTGGCGTAGCTCCAACGACCAGTCTTGTCATTGAGCAAGCTTTGCAGCGCATTCAGGGAAGCGGTGTCCGTGTACGGGCTGACGATGAAATCGAATGCCTCGTCGCCCAGGTTACCCAGCGCGGTGTCCAGCACGGGGTTAGTCGTGCCGCCAGTAACAGGTGTCAGCGTCAGGGTGAGTCCGGCAGGAATTGCTTCACCACTTGGCGCGCCCAGGTAATTCAGACGCAGGTCGATCTCGTTACCCGCCAGCCCTTTGTTTTTGGCCGTGAGGGTCACGGTAGCGGTGGCCGCAGCGGCCGTCACCGGCAAGTCGGGAGTGCTGTTGATCAGCGCCGCCAGCGCGGTCGCGATATCGGCGGCCACCTCGCCGGTGGTGACCGTCAGGCTGATCAGTTGACCCGCAATGTACAGAGAGATAACGCCGGTCGCGGTCGGACTGCCTGCCACCAGCACCGAGCCCGTGGCCGCAACCGCCCCGGCAGCGTCAGCCAGCGGCAAAAACCAGACCTCGCCGAAGTCATCCGATGCCACATAAGCAGCCGTCATCAGCGCCAGCATGGAGCCCAAACCACCTTTGAGCTTGGCATCGCTGACACCCTGGCCAAGCACCGGGATGTTCGCCACACCAGCACCGGAAGACGTCATCTGGCCGATGATAAGCGTCCGCTGAGTCTGCGTCCCGCTGTTAGCCTGCGAGTTGTCGACCTCGGCATAGAACAGCGGTACCCGAAGGTTCGACGGAATGTTGCTGAATGGAACGGTCATTGAGGGTCACTCCCGACTGTCACGGTGGGGTTGATGGCCTTGGGCGCCACCGGCACTGCCGCAGCCGCGTTTGGCGCCTGCGTCGTGGCATCGCCACACGCCAGGCGTCGAAGCCAGTAAATGTCGCCATCAGGCACGTCGCGGCCCGCGTCAGGCAAAGCGTCACGCTTGACCGGATCGCGGACCACCAGGCCCGGAGAGGGATAAATGCGCATGGTTACTCCACAGGAGGAAAATCAATCGTCAGGCCACCTTCTGCGCGGCCATCCGGGCCCGCAGTACGCGGAGCGGGTGTCACCGCGCCGGGGAACGCAGCGTCTGGATAAGTACCCGATGGGTCGGCAACGTTGGTGAGGTCGTCGGTGGTGTTTAGTTCGGCCAACGGCACGATGGGTTGAACAATGGACGCAGCCACTGGATCGAACGGCGGTGAATCATCAGGCCCTTCCAGCGGGTAAAAGTCCTCTGGCCCCTGGTAGAACTCCATGCCGATTTGCATGACCAGTTCGGCCAGCTCCGTTTCACCTTCGCTGTTTTCATGAATCTCAGAGCGAATGAACGGGTACTGCTGCAACCGGCTCATGAGTGGCGGGTAGTTGATCAACGCCATCTTGATCTGGTTCTGAATCGTCTCCAGCTCCAGCAGCGCTTCACCCGCTCCTGCATTGCGCGGCTTGGCCTTTACCTCTACCCGGGCACTGATCGCCAACGTGGCCGTCACGGTGAATTGAGGTCCACCATTGCGTCCAAGGGAATCCATGTCCTCAAGGGGGGAATGCAGGTACAACACCGGGTAGGTGCCCTTCCACGTCGCCCAGGTTCTGGCCGAGAACACGTTGTCACCCGCCAGCGTCTTGCCTGCCAGCCCGATAACAGCCAATTGCCGCAGTTCAGAGGTCGTGGTCATTCCATCACCGCCAGCATCAGTTTGGCCCAGCCATGGCTGTCGGGCCGAACCTCTTTGACCAGGTACATGTTTCCCGTGCTGGGGATATAGACCTGATCGTCCTGCAGAGGCTCGGCGCGGAAAATGGCGAGGCGAATACCCAGCACAGGCTGAGTGGTGTTCGCATCAACCATGGAATCGACCAGGTTTACGTCCCGATAGGCAGCATCGAACACACCATCAACGGCATACGGTGTGCCGATCTGCGGATAGAACATCACCGAGCCACCCGCCTGATCGCCTTCACCAAATACGCCCTCAAGCGGACCCAGCAGCACCTTGTCCCAGTCGATCGCCATGGCTTATTTCAGCCTGGCGGACAGCAGGACTTCAGGGCGGGTGCAGATGTGCAGCGGGTAGCTGTACGCCTCGACCTTCCACCACATTTTGCGCTGCGTATCGAAGATCGGCAGGATGTAGATCGGCTTGCCTGGGGTGTTGACCCACTCGAACGTCTCACCCGGTGCGTAGGCCACCTTGAAGATACCCGGTGCGCCTTTGGGGAAGAACTTCGCTTCGTTCGGTTTAACCCGGATCGTGGTTGCGTCGTCGGAACCCCGGTAGTTGAACCAGTTCACGCCGCCAAAACGCATCGCCTGGAACGCATTACCCTGACGCAGCTCTTGCGCCGCCGCCCAGTTGTAGTAGGTCCGGGTCACATCAGGGTGATTGGTCAACTGGTCCCAGAAGTCATCGCCAACCAGCGCATAGACTTCCGTGGTAGGCAGAAACGCGCCCTGAGATTTACGGGCCATGGTGCGCACGATGTTGTTGCAGATCGGACGGATGGAGTTCGGTTTGGTGGCCGAGCCATCGGCATTGAGGCTCAGGTCAAAGATGATGTCCGAGGGCTTGTCGATGCCAAATTCCTGGAACCAGTCGAATTTCACTTCGCCGTCAGCGTCCAGGCACAAGCCCTGGATCGCCGCCAGACGCTGGAACTCCCAGGTGAACTCGATATTGCTGGTCAAACCGGTGGGGCCATTAATTCGGCGAGCCACCTCGGTTTCGATCTGCATCAGTTCGGTTTCGCTGCCGAAGGCGCGAATGTTCTGGATTTCCTGCGCGGTGATCGTGTCCGAATGCATCAGACGCGGTACGTCGAAGTAGCGCGCCTGACGCTTTTCGGTGGTGCGCTGGGTGCCTTCTTCGCCACGCTCACTGAACGGGATCAGGACCAGTTTGCCCTGACGCTGCTCGACCGCCAGCGCGGTGGTACGAATGGGGTCCGGCTCGAACAGCTCCAGGTCGCCGAGGCCCGTCGGATTGAACGGGTACTTTTCGACGGCGGTGGTCAGGGCGATCTCGGAAAAGATGTCCTGGTGAAATACGTCCAACGAGGCCATGGGCGGCTCCTAAAAATAGAAAAAGCCCGCAAATGCGAGCTTTGATCGAACAGTTGAAGCGCTTGGATCAGCGCGAAAGGATGCCTTGAGCCTTCAAGGCGGCAGCGGTCGTATTCTGTTGGGCTGCGCTCAAGGAAGCGTCCCAGACCAGTTCCGAAGCGTTGACTTCGGCCTGACGAACCACGGCTGCCGCGTTGACCGGGCCATTGGTGGTGTCGGTCACGCTGTACAGCAGACCGTAGGCCGTTACACCGCTGGAAGCGCTGGTGATGGGTGCCCAGCCGCCACCGGTATCGGTGACGGCAATGGTGAAGCTGTCGCCTGCGATAAACGCAGTGGCACCGGCCGCTACGAGAAAGCCGATGCCCTGCGCGTTGAACACCGTGCCCACGGTACCGGCGCCGACCACCACCGTACCCTCGCTGACGTCAACAGTGCCGCCCTGCGCCGAAACGGTTTCACCGTTGGGATTGGTGACCGTGAACTCGGTGGCCGAAATCAGGCTGATGGTGTACGTGCCTGCCAAGGCCGGGGCGACCGCCGCGAGGCCAGACAAGGTGCCGTTGCCGGTGTTGCCTACGGTCGCCGCGCCGGTTGTGGTGTAGGTCGCAGCGGCGTAGCCGATCACGGTGCCGGGTTGCAGGCGGCCGGAGCCTTGCGCCAACAACACCTGGTCAATGGATTGATGACCGTTGGCCAGGGAAACGATGAAGCCGCCCGCGTGCCGCTGTTCAACCAGCGGCGTCTGTGGAACATAAGACATGGTCTATCTCCTGAAAATGAATACGGACGGAACCGATCAGCGACCGCGAACCTTGGACATGGCGCGGTCCCAGCGGCCTTCGATGTGAGCCTGGCGCGACGGTGACTGTTCACCGCCCGAACCCAGTTCAGGATTTTTTGCCGAACGGGACCGGTTGGTAGTGCTGTCGGCCGGCGCATCACGCAGGGCGGCCAGAACCTGCTGACGGGTCATGCTGGTACCGAACGCCAGGTTGGCTGCCAGCACCGGGTTACGCGCGGCATAGCGGGAACCGAAGATGGCAGCGCAGCGCGCACGCTCACGGCGACGGGCGTTGGCGGCAGCGCTCTTGCCGTGCATTTCATCTTCGTCATCGTCGTCTTCGGCGTCCGCATCATCGTCATCGGATGCCGACTTACCCTTGGCGCGGCGAGACGACTTGCCATCACCTTCATCGTCGTCGTCATCATCGCCGTCGGCAGCGCGACCTTTTGCAGCAGGTTCGTCGTCATCATCGTCAGCGTCTTCACCGGCCTTGGCCTTTTTGGCCTTGCGCGATTTCTTGCTGTCGCCGTTATCGCGATCCTGCTCGTTGCCGTCGTCCGGCTCATCGTCATCTGCTCGAGCATCTTTGCGCTCGTCGTCATCGTCATCAGCGCGTGCATTCTTGCCGCGCATCGATCCGATACCGGCCAAATGGGCGAACGAAAGCGCGCTCGCCACGCGGGAAAGCTTGGACATGTGAACCTCGGTTTTTAAGGGAGTTGAAACTTCAACCCAGCTCGGCGAGCAGGGAACGGAACGCTTCGTCCGGCGCCATGACGGCATCGGCAAAGCCAATCTCGACGCCAGCGGCGCCCAGAAAAGTGGTGGCCTGGGTGGCACGCACGGTCTTTACAGAAAGGCTGCGATTACGCGAAACAGTCTTTACGAACAGCTCGCCCATGGCGTCGACGTCAGACTGATATCGTGACAACGCCTCGTCCGACAGTGGCTTCGAGTCAGCTCCATCGGCCTTGCGATCGCCATAGTGGATCAGCGTGACATTGACCCCGGCCGCGCCCAGCGCCTTGGACATGTCTACGTGCATGCAGATCACGCCCACACTGCCGGTACCGCCCGTACGCGGGACCACGATGCGGTCACAGGCGCTGGCCAAAGCATACGCCGCCGAGTAAGCCGATTCGGTGAGGATGGCCCAGATCGGTTTGCTCCCGCGAGCGCGGTAGATGTCGTCGGCCAGGTCGAAGCACCCCGCCACTTCTCCACCCGGGCTGTCGATATCGAGCGCGATGCCACGAACGTCATCATCGGCCAGGGCCATGCTCAAACAGGCGCGCAGCCCGTCGTAACCTGTCATCCCGCTGTAAGGCCGCAGAGTGCCCAGTTTCTGTACAAGGGTGCCGGTCACCGGGATGACGGCAATACCGGCGACCACCTCATAGGCTCTGGCCTCGGCAGGCTCGCCGATATCGCCATCCCAGTTGTCCAGCGCGACCACCTTGCCGTCGGCATGAAACAGCCGCGCCAGGCCGAACCGGTCAGCCAGGGCGGCCATGACGATCTCAGCTTTTTGCGGGGTGATCGCCAGCGGCACGTTGAACAGTTTCTGCGCCAGATGCGGATAATTGGTCATTGCGCTTCGGGCTCTTCTTCAGGGGTTGAGGCATTGGCGGCGGTGTCGCCGAACCAAGCCGGGGGTGGCAAGCCCAGCTCTTTGAACTGGGCCACCTCGGCGGCACGCTGGTGAATCACCTCCTCGTAATCGAGGCCCTGCTCGGCGCACTCGCGCTTAAGCGTGGACAGACCGCCGTCCATGCCCAGAATCGCGCCCTGCTTCTCTTTCACAGGGTCAACCCAACCACGGGCAACGCCCAGCCAGTCGCACCGCGAGTACGCTGTACGGGCTTCCATGAAGTCAGGTGCGCCGTTGGGCAGCGGCAAGTCATTACGGTCCATCGCCTCATGCAGCCAGCAGGAGAACACCGGGGTCGCGGTACCGATTTTGAATTCAGTGTTGCGCCGGGTCAGGGTCTTCCAGCTTTCTAGCAGGGCTGCCCGGGCGCTGGAGTAGTTGGTTTTCGACCAATCCTGGGTGATCTGCTCAGCCGAAATCCCTGCAGCGGCGGCAAAGGTGCGCAACATCTCGTGCGCGAACTCGCCAAAGCCATTGTGTGGATGCGCGGCGCCAACCGATGTGATCGACTCGCCTGGGGCCAGGGTTGGAATCCGCGCCCCGGACAACATTGCCGGACGCTCATCGGCCCAGTCGGCTCGCATGCCCTGATAGGCAGAAAGCTCATCACCACCGTCCAGTGCTTCCGCCACTTGGGCCGGGTCGTAAGGGCTGGTGACATAGGTGCCAAACGTCGCAGCAATGGTCGCGGCCTGCAGCTCAACGCCGTAGTAGCGCGCCAACATCTTGAAGCGCGCCAGCACTGGCGTGAAAACACCCACGCCCCGGTTCTGCCCGGCACGGTCACGTTCGAAATCGTGAATGACTCGATGCCAGCCGTCGTCGTCCTCGCGCTCTACCCGCTCCCACTCCATGCTTTCCACGGAGTTGTACCAGTCGTTTTGATGCGCCTTGCGGATGTGGTACGCCACCGGCACGCCGTGATCATCGATCTCAACGCCGCCGCGCATGTACTTGCTGTCAACCATCTGGTACGGGTTGGAAAGCCTATCGGGGTCCACCAGCATGAACGCCGTCGAGTAGGTCGCACGGCCATAACCGACGCGCTCCGGCATCCAGTAGGCAACCACCAGTGAATCGCCATCGACCAGCTTGTGGCGCAGCGCCAGGCGCAGTTGCTGGGAAATGGTCAATTGCCGGGAAACATCGCTGTAGCGCCCAATGTCGTCGGCATAACCCCGCCACAGTGCTTCGGCGGCCCGGCGATACTCCTCGGCCCAGACCGAATCGAACTTGCGGTTGCCAGTCATGGCGGCCAGTGCCCGATAATCCGGGTTAGCCGACAAGCGCAGTGAAGCGCCCACGGTGTTGTCGAGGATCCGGGTGATACCACCCGCCGCCCAGCCGTCGTTACGTACCAGGTCGCGGCTACGCGCCACCATCCGATCACGAAACTGGTTGATCTCAGCATCGGGCGAGCGAATCCACGGCAGCCAGTTGCCCATTTCCTGCGTCGACCAGTTCGAGGCCTCGTAGGGGAAAACCGATTGGCCCGCCATGCCCTCGGTGAGCGTCGTGGCGTTGCCTTTGGCCTTCGGCGGCATGGGCATCAGGGGCCGCCCGCGAGAGTCGACAATCAAGGATTCAGTCGTCATCAGAACACCGGCCGGATAGCACGGCGCCGACGCATGCCCAGGGCATACAACAGCGCGTTGATGTGAGCCTGCAGCGCGCCGATGTCAGCACGGGTGTAAGTCACCGATTTGGCGCCGTCGCCTTGGGTGTAGCTGTACGACTCGCCCTTGGCGCCGGTACTCAGGTCATGAAGTGCCTGCTGCGATTCAGCCAGCCATTGTTGCAACGTGGCCGGGGCCACGCCGCTGAAGTTGTTGAGGCGTGGTGTAAACACAGGATTCTCCTACGCCATTTTTGCGATGGCTGACTTACGTTTGATGGGTTTGGCCTGGCTCACGCCCTGCGTTACTTCAACAGTGGCCGGTACAACATCGGGGCTTTGCAAAACGGGTACAGGTGCCCGCAAGAGAACGGGCCCAATCGAAGCACCGACCTCTTCAGCGCGTTTGTTCAACTTGAGCCCCATATGCATCAGCCCGCACAGTGCCGCGTAGGCATACACCCGACAGTCGAGCGCCTCGTTGGCACGACCTGGCGGCAGCTCCCACACCCGATAGTGCTGGCCGCCAGAGGTTTTCCGTACAGAACGCTCCGACGTCATCTGCGCGAAGTAGTTGATATCGCGATCGGTCGGGAAGTGCATGTAACCCGGACCTGACTGGGTGAGATGTAGCCGCGACCGAATGGAATCCTTGGCCGCGTTGACGCCGATAATCACCGGGCGAAACGAGGACTTGTTGCGCTTGCTGGGTATCTTGGTCGGCCAGACCGGTGAGCGCTTGCCGCCTACCGCTGACTCGCCCCTGATGGCCCAAACCCGGCGGCCTATGCGAGCTTTGGCAAAGTCATAGACTTTCTGTGAGTGGTGGCCACCGGAGTCATGACAGACCGCCATGACTTCAAACCCGCGACCATCAGCCCGGTACCAGATCCGTTTCAGATAGGCGTCGAGCCGATCCCAGATATCAGGAGTTTCCATGTCGCCTGCAATGATTTCGAAATCAATGGACCAGCTTTCCTCGTTCATGCCCCAACCAACCACTTCACATTCGAAGCGATCGCCCTGGGTATCGACGCCAACGGTTATCACAGCCACGCCATCCGGTACTTCCGCCCCCCATACCTCACAGCGGGCAACCAATCGAGACTCAGCAAGAGCATTCTCGCCACGGTCCTCGTAGTCCTCGCCCTGCACCAGGTTGATGAAGGTTTGCCGCGAAAGCGGGTCATCCTTTACCCGCAGCCATTCGGTGACCAGGTTCACCCAGGAGGCATTCGGGAACAGGCTGTAGGCTGCCCAAATATGGAAGCCTGCATGCCCTGCGAATGGCTTGCCAGCGATCCACTCGCCCGCAGCCACCATGTCGGGCTTGTCGATATCGTGAATAACGCAGCCGTTTGCCCTGCACACATAGAAGACGGTTTCGGGAAGGCCTACACCGGCCTCGTCGGTGTCCCACTTAAAACCGTAGGGAGTATCTGGGCCGCCCCATTCAAGTACCTGCTTTTCACCACAGTGAGGGCATGGCACGTGATACCGGCGTTGATCGCTCTCCTCCCAGCTGCGGTCAATACGGCTTGCACCCTTAACTGTCGGGGTACTGCCCAGAACGACTTTGCGGTTCCAGAACGTTTCGCCACGTTTCTTGCCAAGGGCTATCTGATCGCCTTCGGAGCCCGCACCGCCAACGGGATAACCGTTCACTTCATCGAACAGGATGATTCGCGACGTGATCCGACGAAAGCCACCAGGCGAGTTCGCGCCCACCAGAGACAGGCTCGCCCCGTTGAGAAAGGTCTTTTTCAGGATCGTCTGATTACTATCCTTGGCCTTGCTGTCGCCGGTCAGTTCTCTCAGCACTCGCGTATCGCGCAGCATAGGAGCGATTTCGGTCTTGCTGTAGTCCTCGGCGTCCTCGACCCGAGGCTGCACCATCAGGATTGGAGACGGGTCCTGGTGAATGTAATAGCCGACCACGTGATCGAGGATTTTGGTGTAACCCACCCGGGCCGACTTTTTCACCGTGACGGTGTGCACAGCCGGGTCAGAAATGGCATCCATCATGCCGTTCTGGTACGCGAAAGCACGGAAGCGACCCGTCTGGGCGCTCGTTTCTTTCGACAGCACAGCGTAGCGCTCAGCCCACTGACTCAAGGTCAGTTTGGGTGGAGGCTGCAGGTTTTTCAGTCGGGCAAGACGTAGTTGGAGGGCAAGCGATTCCAGGCCGCTGGCATATCTGCTAGTCGCCTCCATCGCTGATCATTTCCTCAAGGGCCTCGGTGATTAGTTCCTGAAGGACGTCTTGGACCTCGGTCACAGTTTTCAGGCGATGGATACGCGGCGCCTGCTCGGCAGGTATGGCGAGAAGCCGCGTGCGTACCTTTGAATACTCAAGCCCCACGGCAGCAGCAACGTCGGCGACCAGCACAACAGCCCCTGATTTTTGGTCGTACTCAAGCTGGTTAAGCAGGGCCAGGTAGTTTTCTTTTACGCGCTTCGCTTCCTCGAGCGACATATCAGCGCCCTGGGTCGCAAGGATTCGGAACGCCGTTTGCTCGAGCGTTTCCAATTCGAGCGCTGCAGGTAACGCGTTACCCCCGTTACCCTGATCGTTACCTTTTAAACCGGCTGCGCGGTACTTTTTCAGGTACGCATCGGACGCCTCGACATCGACGCCGCCATCACCCAAAACCAGCTTTCCATCCCGTTTCCATTGGGTCACGGTCTTTTTGCTGACGCCGCGCAGGCGAGCGTATTCGGCTTGGGAGACGATCGTCATTCGTTACCCCCGTTACCCAAATTTCAATTTTTTTTAGCTAGTGAAGCAGCACGGCGCGCAATGCCCTCGGTGCCAGAAGGGCGCGGAGGGACCCATGGCCTTCTGGTAGCGAGGCTGCACGGTTGCCCCCAAGAAGGTCACCTGGCGGATAGGCTGAGACCAGCCTTTACATTTGATTCAATAAGCACGCTAGACACGACTGACAGAAATCGGCCAAAAGCTGCCGGTCACCAAGCGGTCGCGCGAAAAAAAAGTGGCCAGTTAAGCCTTTAATACTTGTGCCCTAATGCCGGTGATTTCTGACGCAATCAGGCAGCCAAGGCTATTTCTGCGGAGCTTTTGACTGGAATTAATCGCAACGGCTATCGAAAGCATAAAAAAACATTTTATTCTCTCAACGACTACACTTATACATTAAGCAAATTAATTAAATGCACTACCTAGAGATCATACCGTTTCAAAGCAGCGCTCCTCAATTCAATCCTACTAACGGAATTTGTATGAAGATTGAAATTCTCAAACAGGCAGTTATGGATTCGCGAGATGGCATCACCATCTCCGATAATTGTATTGACGACAATCCGCTGATATTTGTAAATCCTGCTTTTGAGCGCATGACCGGTTACTCGTTTGAAGAAAGCACTAACATTAATTGTCGATACCTACAAAAAAACGATCAAGAACAGCCTGAACTTGAAATTGTTCACAACGCCATAAAAAAAGGTGAGTATTGCCTCGTAACCTTGCGAAACTATCGCAAGGATGGAACGATGTTTTGGAATGAGCTAAGCATATCTCCAATTCATGATGAAAATGGAGCTGTAACCAATTTTTTAGGCATACAAAAAGATGTAACATCTCGCATGCTAATACAACAGCAACTTCGCGATGAGCATCAATCCCTAGAGGAAATGAAAGTACACTTCGAACAACTATCCATAAAAGATGGACTGACAAGAATTTACAATCGTCGCTTTTTTGATACACAGTTCGAAATTCAATGTAAAATTGCATGCCGCAACAGCGACTCATTGACTCTTGCCATGATTGATGTTGATAACTTCAAGTCATTCAATGATATTTATGGACATCAAGCTGGCGACGAAGCATTAATACGTGTTGCTGATAGTTTGAATAAGTCTTTCCAGCGAGGCTCTGATTTTGCAGCCAGGTATGGGGGTGAAGAGTTTGTAATTCTTTCCAGCGGCATGACGAAAGACCAATCAGCTCGGCACGTCGAAAACTTATGCCAACTAGTACGTAACTTGAGAATACCGCACGCAGCTTCCAGCACGGGATACTTAACTATAAGCGTTGGTTTTTCAGTACATACATTTGGTCCACTGCACCCGTATAACGTACTACTAGCCCGAGCCGATAAAGCTCTCTACATAGCAAAAAAACGGGGCAGAAACCAATTTTTTAATCTTTAGGTTCTGTACGCAATTCTGGTGAAAAAATGGGTTTTTTCAGCCTCTCCCTATAGTCCTGTTTAGGGTCGCCCAAGTCAGTTTGCGGCCGGCAGCAATAGGCCCAGACCATGTAAAAACGCAGACCCCGTTTAGAAGTCAGATGTATTCTAAAGACCGCTTTGGGTCGGACAGTACAGACCGATCATTGGCAAATAGTGGAATTCATCCGTTCTATTTGGCAGTTTCCAGCGCCCTGCCTAACGACTCACGGAACGCGGCTGCGAACCCACGCTCAACCACCGCCATCGCCCGACTGCGGTAGTTGAGCCGCTTGTTCACCTGGATCGCATCACCGAAACGAATCAACAACTTCAGGTGCCCAGGCTGTGCCGCGACTGCTGCACGCCCTCTTCTTGCAGCCTTGCCATCCTTTGGCGGTATGCGCTGCCAAACGCCATTGACTGAGCCGGCTTTGGTTTTCACCGGCCCAATGAAAATGTCTTTGCGCGCTTTGAGTCGAGCCAGCACACCACGAGGCAACTGCCCGTAAGCATTCAGTTTCAGGTTCTTGGGGTTCAACAGCGCACGACCAGACAGGAAATGCACACCGCCGTCTTCATAAGGCGCGAGGTATTTGGCAGCGATCGGACGAACAAACACCGTCGCTACCAGGTTGTCTTTGCGAGCGCCCCTTACACCCACTGAATTCTGAGTGAACGGTTTAGGCTTCTTGAACGTGTGAGCGATGTTGCGGGTTTCATCGGCCTGCACCTGTTTGGCGATGGCCGTCAAAGCCTGAGCCGTGGCGAACCCAATCTGTTTGTAAGCCAGAGCGGATAACTTCTTGGACAACTCTTTGACGTTGGAACGCACTGAAAGATCGATTGGGCTCGCCATTTGTTACTCCGCTTCTGCAGGCTTTGCGCGCAGCGTTTCAAAAGCTGCCTTGACTGCCTCGGCGCAGGCTGTTGCCTCAGACTGCAAGTGCGCGACTGAACACGAGGCCAAACGCGAAACCAGTACTTCGGACAGGGTAGATTCGACCACGTCCGGCCCCGCTATGGATGAGCCAGCAATCAGCCCGCAAGATGAGCTGTCGGTTGGGGCTGCTGTTTCGGTCTTGGCCATATCATGAGCCTCCTTCATAGGGTTTTCTTGGCGAGAGCAACCAAGTGGTCCCATTCGGCTTCAATGTCATGACCCAACGTCAGGAGCAGAGCTTTCAAGATGTCGGTGTTAACCGGCGCAACGGCTGCAGCAGGCGTTGCAACAACAGCCGGAGCTGCGGCCACAGCTGGAGTATCGGCGGCAGCAGGGGTTGGCAGGATCGGGGCCGCAGGAATTGCTGGCACGTCGGCAGCAATCAGGGCGGTATCGGCTACAACACCGGACTGAATCAGGTCATCAGGCATTTTCGTTTCCTCTATAGGAGTGCGGGTGAAGGTGTTCGCAATCCATGCGAGGAATGTTTTCAGGAGATTCATTGCGGTCCACCATCGGGCGGGGTTTGCGACAGAACGCGAACGACGGCTACACCAATGCCCAACGCCATATTGATCGAGGCGTACAGCATCGGATTCACGGCGCCTTGGAACACCGTCCAACCGATTGCACCGGCGTTCAATACCGCGCCGGCCAGTGCCAGGCGAACAGACCAGAGTCGGTGGCACTGACCCACGTCGTCGATCAACTTCATAGGGAATCTGCCTTGCGCTCGGCCCAGCGCTGACCAAATTGGCGGGCGTAATCCACGCCCAGGACGCCGATGAAACCTGATGCGAAGAACGACCAGCCGATGCTGAGCCCAAGCTCTTTGACGGTCAGTCCGACAACCATGACGATCAACGCGCCAAGTGCTGCTTCGATGAGCTGGCGGATCGGGCTGGGCCTCTTGCCATCGTACTGAATGCGCAGCCAGGTCAACGCCACAGTCAGTGCCATGGCCAGGCCGTTATCCCGGAGAGCACTCAGGACAAATGCCCAAAAGGACGGATCTTTTTCAGGCATGTGCGGCATCCAAAGTCCTCCCTCTCAGGGAGCAGAAATGAAAAAGGCCCGCCGATGTGGCGAGCCTTGGAATGGGCGCAGGTGGCTGGTGCAAATATCCAGCTCTGGTGAGGCGGCTCGCTGGGTCACGTACCCCGCCTTCTCATCGCGTAAACGCCCAGGGTCCGCACGGGATATAGGCGATGCCACTACCGACTTAGCGCAGCTGCCTGCGCGATTACCTGCATTTGGGCAATAAAAAACCCGGCGCCAGGCCGGGTTTAACAAGTACGAGAACTCAAGCTTCTAGCTGATGCAAAATTCTACGTATTTCTCCAGCATCAATCGTCGCCTGCATTGACTGGAAGAGTAAGACCACGTTTTGACCTTGCAGAGCATCGTAAAGCTCATCACCGAACTCGGTTCTACGAACAACTCCTAGGATTCTACTGCCACGAATTGGCGTTGAAGCTTTCTCAAGCAGACCAACGAACTGCATTTGTGCTGCCAGCGTCTCCGCCCAGTTATGAAAGTCTTCCAATGGCGGAAGGTCTGTCTGTCCAGAACTTTCGAGCACTCTGCGGTATGCAGATCCCGCAAGGGATGGAGTAAACGATTGCCCCTCGTTGGCCGAAGCCAGAATTCGCTTAGCCAGCTCCCACATTTCCATACACATCACTCCCTTGAAATTAGGATGACTGTGCCATGACTGCCGAGAATAAAAAACCCGGCGCGCTGGCCGGGTTTAAATGCTTGTGTGCATCGGTTGTAACTTGTGCACTATGGAAAATGTAACGTGGTTTTCCATTCAATGCAAGATTTTATGCTGCCCCTTCCGATTTTTCCGAGTGAATCACCTGCCAAAGTGGTGATTGCGCATCGATATCGACTTCCTTAATGGTGGCTTTCAGCAAATTCCAGGTGGTACGCCAATCCCTATTCCAGTTGTTGACGTCGATCACCACCCCATAAAACTCTTCGACCTCCGCCGCGACCCGCGCCGGCCCCCATTCACAAGCACCAGTGACCTCGGCTTTGAAGGATTGCAAAGCGGCAGTCACCAGGTAAAAGGCCCGCGCACGCTTCAGTGGTGTCAGCTCAGACAGTTCGGCCTTGGTGAATATCAGCAGCACAGCATTCAGCACGTAGCGCATGTTCGGGATGGGTGAGTACATGAAGTGCCCGAACTGCTGAACCTGGAAAGGTAGCGTGGCGATCGCACGCTGAAACTTTCCCATCATCGCCAGATGCGCAGCACGGTCAGTGGATCGCCCGGCGGCACTCTGGCGAGTCTCGCTGATGCTGATGCGTTGACCCAAAACTGGAAAGCGACCTTCCCTCTCATTTTCTTCGGTACCCATGGCTGGGAAAAAGGCATCGCGCTTTTGGATTCGGGTTTTGCTTTTTTTAATGCCGTTTTTCGCGGTCTCAATGGCTACAGCCGAGATTGAGGTTCCTGACTCATGCTGCGAGTCGGTCCAGGCCTGACGAGCCCCTATCAACTTCATGTGCTGCTCTCCCCGATCAAGATTTCTTACCGGTCAATCGCCGGTGTGGTTCGATCCGCCGGCACCGCGACGGTTGTTCTGCATGTATTGCTGGTCCGCACCACCCGCTGGGCGCCGGAGAGACGCAATCATCTGGTCTGCTGCTTTCAATCTGAGCCCGAGTTGCAGCACCAGGTCAGGCAGCGAAAGCGGCTCACCTGACTCGGCGGCTACCCAGCCGGATGCATGGCAGTGGCTGCACTCCAGCTGATGAAAAAGCCCCTTCGTGAAACCGCTGCCCCGGCAGGTTGGGCAGGCGGACAGCTCGATCAGTTGCTTCCTGAAGGCGGGTCCGTGGCTCTTTTTCACGTTTTTAAACCTCGCCATTAACAATGTTAGAAATTACCTCGCAGGCCACGTCTTTAGCGGGCTGCGCTGGTTTATCCGATTCTTCGTATTGGGCGTCTGTCAGGTTGTGAATCTTCTTAAAGCCACGCGCATCTAACAGGTGATGCCACTTTTCTAAGGCGATCAGGCGCTGTGCCCGAGCCTGGGTATTGATGTACGTCGATGCGATCTTGCCCAGCGAATGGTTCAGCAGCATCTCGCCGATGTGCCCATCGATGCCCAGGTCAGTCCAAGCGGTACGGGCGACTTTGCGCAGGTCGTGGCTGGTCCATTCCCCCTTCCCCATCCGCGTAAACACGGCACTAGCCTGACCCTCGGTCAATGCCCGTCCCCGGCGTGACGGGAACAGGTAGGTGCCCTCATAACCCTGGGCAACCTGAATGGCTCGGTACCGGCGCAGCAGGGCCTGCACCTGGGCAGTCAATGGCAGGCGGTGTTCGGTCCGGGTCTTGGTGTTCTCGGCAGGGATGAACCACTCAGCATCTGCCAAGGTAATGTCCGGCCACCGGGATAGGCGGGTCTCCCCCACCCGGGTGCCGTGACACAGCATCATCAGGGCCAACATGGCTTCAGCCGGCGCGGTTTCGAACAGCCCGGCCAGCATGGGCACAAGATTGACCAGGTGCACACCGCGAAGCCGGGCTGCCTTGGGCATGATTTTGGCTTTCGTGAAGTCCACGAATTTCAACCCTGCCATAGGGTTGCCGTCGATAAGCCCCAGCTTGTGAGCCTGGCGGAACGCGACGACCAACAGGCCGAACAACTGCCGCACGTAGGACAGCGACAAAATCTCCTGGGCTGGCCACATCAGCAGCTTGTCCAGTTCCGGCGCCGAAACGTCACGGATTGGCAGCTCGGCCAGCCGTGGCTTGAGGTGACAGGCGATGGCCGACTTTGCACCGCTCTTGCGCTTGGCAGACAGAGACCGATCACGCGCCATACGGTCGCCATACCAGTCCAACAATTGACCTACCGTGGCCAGGCCGCCCAGAGCGACGATTGCGCTGGGGTCACGCAATAGGCGCTGACGCAGGGCAGGCAGTTCCGCCAACACGGTAGACGCACCCAACTCGGGAAACCGCGCGATCTGGGTCCAGGCCTTGCCCTTCACCAGATACCACGACCCGCGAGGCCGAGCTTGGCTAAAGCGCAGATACAGGCCAGGGTGGCGAGGGTCGCGCAGGTCATGCACGGCAGGATCTGCGGCCTGGCGTCGAATCTCGGCATCGGTGAACTTTACCGCTCGAGTCTTACTCACGCGGCCACCGTCTGGGGCAGTCGCAGGTATGCCCGCAGCGCCTCCATAGCGTCGAAGGATCCACGGCAAACGGTGGCGAGATAGCCCTGCTCAATCAGAAGGTGCATGTAGGCGTGCTGGCTGGCCGACACATCGGCGTCGAATGGCGGCTTGGCCTTGAATTCGATGTACAGCCCGAAATGCCCACCCCTGGCCATAGGCAACACCAGATCAGGCACGCCCGCCTTTACGCCCTGAGCCTTGAGCTTCTTGGCGACTACCACATGCCGCTTTCCGCCGTTCGGGACGTGGTAAAGCAATTTGGCAGCGACCGGGTAACGGAATGCTATTTCGCTGATCAGTGCAGCCTGCTCCAGGCCTTCACGGTCCACCGGCTTGGCACGGGAGGGCTTGGGGCGAGCTGCGCGGTTACCAACCAATACCCGGGATAGTTTACTGGTCATGCGTGGCGGACCTCGCCCAGGTCAACGACGGTGAACGTGGTTGGCCACATACGTGCGCCGTAGGAGCAGGCAATTCGCTCGTTGCTAAAGAGCGCCACCGGCTGTTGCGGCGTCGTTGTCAGGTCCATCAGATGTCCTCGGGAGTACACCGCAAACCGGTAATCGCTCAACTGGGGACAGAGCAGCATCGAGTCATGTGGCACAAACATTACGCGGCACCTCCGATATCCTTGAGCAGGCTTTGCAGCTGCTTCAATTTGGCTGAAGCCTGGGCATTACCCTCACGCTCAGCCTCAACGCCGAGCGCAACCTCCTCAATGCGACAGGCAAGCGCTTTCAGCCGCGAAGCCACTTCGTTGGACAAGTCGATAACTTCGGCAGAAAGCCCTGCCAGTGCGTCCAGCGCCTGGACCTCCAGCTTCTTGATCGAGACAACTGTTTCGGTGACTGCTTTCGTCATGGGCTGCTGGCTCTTTAGTTTTATGGTGATTGCATCGCGCTGGAACTTCCCGCCTATCGGCTCACGGATGATCCCGGCATCCTTCAGCTCGCAAAGCGCTCGGCGGATCGCGTGCGCTGACACGGTGGTGGCATTGGCAGCCAAGGCAGCTCCGTGGACATCGTGAGCGCTCCAGCATTCTTGAATGGGCACATGCACGAATACCTTTCGGGCAATTGATGACTGTCCAGCCAATAGCTGTTGCAGGCGAGATTCGGTAATAGCCATCAAGAAGCCCTCTTCTGCGCGGCAGCGGCCAGTTCGAGCTGGCGATTAATACGGTCGTTCAAGTCTTTTCGAACCTGCCGGGATTGGTGCGCACGCACGGCTTCTTTTTGACGAGCCTTGACCTTCAGGCTGTCGCTGATCGTCTTGAGCTTTTCACGGACGTCTGGTGATGGCATGGCTGCCTTGCCGCTGAGAAGTCCGGCAATTGCCAAGCCGTCCTGGGTGACAGGAACAATGTTCAGATCAGTCAGATATAACTTCCCGCGCTCCTGAGGGATCCGCTTCATCTGCACAGCCGCATTGATTGCCTCGATGCGGCGACCGGCATCGAATCCGATAGAGACATGCCAGTTGACCGGAATAGCTTCGTTACGAGCTGCTTGGATAAGCCGCTCATAGGCGCCGATGAAGGCCATGCGGGCCCCAACCTTGTCGCCAAGGTTCAACACCGGACGCGCGGCGCCAAGAGCAACCTGAATCTCATCGGTCATCACAACGGTGTCTGATTCATCGCTTGAGGTTAAAGCGATAGCCCACGCCTCATCCTTGCCCGGACGACCATCAGCGGCTTGCGCGCGCTGCAGGATTGCGGCCAGCGTCAGGCGACCCGTCAGTTCGCGGCGGCAGGACTGCAGCGCGATGACCAGATCGCTGACACTGAACAGTTCCAGGTCGTCGGCCATGGTCTTGGCAGCGTTCGGTGTGAGCGTGGTGCCCATCGCCTCGGCGGTGACGCACAGAGCATCGATCAGGTCGAGCTTATCGGCGGAGGAAAGCATTCTGCCGCCCCTCCTCAAGAACCATCGCCTTGGCCGCTTCCGCGGTGTTGGCGTTGGCCTGGGTATTCTCCATCTGGCGAGCAGTGGCGCCGTTCATCTGGCGGTTGGTAGCCCACTGGGTGTGGTAGCTCTCGGCGTTGGCCAGCAACTCGTTGATGCTGTGGCACTTGCGCACAACGCCTGCATCGCTGTTTTTCAGGTAGTGGGCGGCCACATGGTGGGCGACGTCGGCGCCGAGGCGATCAACAAGCTGGCCCAATTGGCCGCCGACCTTGGCGTTCCATACCGGCCAGGTTTTGTAGAACTTGCGGTACGCCATTGCGTAGTTCGCCCAGACCTTGAAAGTTTTGCAGGTCTGGTCCTTGGGGCCTGGCATATCCGCAGGAATCTCAACCCGTGGTGCCTCAGCGCGATCCACAACCAACACCAATCCTCCAGGCTGGGGCGGCTCGTCCGCGCCGTCCTGCAAACCCTGATTACTGGTTACCTGATTGGTACCCTGATTATTGGTACCCTGATTTGTCGGAGATTTTTCCGACCCTGAATCGGATTTTTTTCCGACCTTGCTCGGAGATTTTTCCGAGGTAGATCGGATTTTTTTCCGACCACTACCCGTATCTGAGGTCGGATATTTTTCCGACCCATCCAGCTTGCGATTCCACTCTTTAGCCTTCTCGGTGAGACGGACCAGAGTGATGCTCGAGGTACTGGAAAGCTCAATAAGGCCGGCATCGCTGAGAGCTTTCAAAAGGCGGTAGGCGGTGTCTGGTTTGTCGGTGAGCAAGGGCACTTCTTCAACGATCTTGGCCTTGCTCAGCGCGAAGTAGATACCCGTTTCCGTCTTTATCGGATTGGCCCAACTTGGGCATTCGTAAACGAAGGCGAACAGCAACGCTTGTTGTGAGTTCAAGCCCCACTCCAACGCCTTCGCCTGATTAATAGTGACGGTGAATTGCATGTCAGACCTTCTTGACCAGGGCGGCCAAATTCTTCTCGGCCAGTAGGGCCAGCCCCTTTGGGGTGATGAGAGGCTGAAACGCAGCGCGATCGGCGCCGGTCTCTTCGTCCGGCTTGAGAGCCGTCACCTTGTGAACCATCAGGCCGGCGTTGATGCGAGGCTGAAAGGCGATCCAGCGAGTGGAGCCGCCACGGTGAAAAATCCACTTGTTTTGCTGTAGCCAGGTGAACAACTGAGCGGGCTTGACCTGCAGTTGTTTGGCCGCATCGCTGATGCAGATCGCACCGCCAGCAGCAGCCAGACGCTGTATCGCCGCAACCTTTGGTGCCTGCTGTTGAACAACCTGCCGCAGTTGCTGATTCTGTTCTGCCTGGTCGGCCGCAAGGCGCAATGCTTCCGCAAAGCTGGTTGGTATTTGCAACTGCCCTATCACCCTGGCCTCCAGCTCCTGCCAGCGATCAATGATCTTGGCCCGTAACTCAACGCTGTACCCGGAGACCACAACCATAGTGTCGCGGTACGAGAGCAGGAATTCTGAGTAGGTCTGACCGTTTTGCGGATGCACATAGGGGGTCTCGTTCGAAGAAACGACCCCCTTTTGGATCAGTGATCTGATGGTCTTGAGTACGTTGTCGTGGCTGCTGCCGGTCAGGTCGCCAATTTCACGTGACGACATGACCTGGCACGCCGAGGTTCGCGAGTAAGGCGACGCGGGCGAATCAGACTTGCTATTGATCGGGGTGGGTATCGTGTGCATAATCGACCTCACAAGTGTTGTTGAAGAAGCCGGGCCGCAATCCCGGTTTTTTTATGCCTGCGATTCAGGCGTTATGGGCGTCCGGCGCATCCGTGGTAGTTTCGAATTTCCACAAACGAAGGCCTTGGGGGCCGGACATGACTGATAAATCTGCCGAGTACGCTCGGGAAACACTTAACGCACTTATTGCGGGCGGTTATTTCCCGCCGGAACTGCTTAAACTCCAAAAAGATCGCCTGACTCTCGATAACGCTCTTTTGGGTGATGTTGAGGCTCAACTTCACCAGCACTACAAGTTGCCGAAATCGCCCGCGCCATCAGATACCTCCAAGAAAAAGCCAGAAAAAATCAACCTGAAAAAATTGGTGGAGAAACTGCCGTAACAGGGCCGTAGAGTTCGTCAAAAGCAACCCTGACGGCCATCCCAAATGCAGCTGCCGTGGCCGTCAGTTTTTCCGGGACTTGCTCCCACACCTCAATCAACGATTCAGAAAGCAGCGCCTGGAGGGTTTCAATCTCTGCTGGTCTCGGTGATCTGACGGCGTCTACAGGACTGGGGAGAGCCTGATCAGGAAGTTTCGGTTCGACCACAGCGGCCTTCGTTTTGAGCGGGTCTAGCTTTGGGGCCAATTCACAGCCAGCGTCTTCTGCATCCGCGCTCTTATCCGTAATGAACCGCTCCCCGTCGCGCGTTTTTTTCAGTTCCAATTCAAGAAATTGGATCTGCTCATCAGGAGAAAGGGTTTGGGGCCAGATCAGAAATGGCGCGCTGACCCCGTCCAGGATCGCGATACCTTTCAATAGCTGAGCAGCCGCGTCAGAAGGATTGCCACGTACTGTCCGCCCAATGGCCTCTATGGCGATTTCACGAATTTTTGTTTGTAACTGCAGATGCTGGCTGGGGATCAGTAGTGTTGCCATTTCTATCTCCTGTAACGATTGGGTTACGACTCAACTTCGACGAAATGCTTGGAGCGCTCCCTTCATCGGCTTAGGCCGTGTTCTCTTTGCAATGACATGCTGAATCCCTTCCTTGATCAGCTCTGGAACAGTTACGCCCCGCTCTGCTGCCAGCACCTTCAAAAATTCCAGATCATCACCATCGACCAGTTCGCCAACGGTCATTTCTCTTTCGCTGGTAGGCATAGGCCCTCCGGAGGGACTCAAGAGGGCCTTCAGGCCACATGGGTATTTCGCTTAAGCTCTTCCCTCATGCCGTCGATCCACGATTCAAGTGCTTCGCGGGCCAGCACTGCTTTACGAGTGCGGTGGACTTTCGCCAAGCCAACCAGGGCAGCTTCGTAGTCATCATCGAGACGGACCTTGGTTTCGTTTTCGTGCTTGTAGACGGTTGGTGGCTCTTTGCTCATGGGTGATGCTCCTTGTGGCTGATGAATGGGTTAGGCGGCTGTTTTCTTAGGGTGCGCTTCGGCAAGCAGCCAGGCGGGTTTGAATGGCTTGCCATTTAGGGCGGCCATTTCAGCGATCTTCTGGGCGTATTGGGTTTCGCCGGTGTACTCGGTGCGCGGGAGCGCGTCAGCTACAAGCCATTTGTAGATGGCTCGCGGAGTTTTTCCGCAGGCCAGGGCCACGGCCGCTACACCACCAGCATCTTCAATCGATTTCTTGAGCGGCCGCATAGGGCCTCCGGGTCATATATGAACTTACGGTACATATTATGTCGGAACTGAAAGTACATGCAAGCGCATGCGATAGTGAACGTATGGTTCACATAGAAGATATTCGCGCCGCTTTCGTTCGCCGCCTTAAACAATCCTTGAGTTCCAAGGGTGTTGATGAATGGGGAGCGGGCGCTCGCCTGGCGGAAGTGACGAAGGTGACACCGAAGGCGGCCAGTAAGTGGCTCAATGGCGAGTCAATGCCAGGCCCTGCGAAAATGCGGGCTATAGCCGACTTCCTGAGCGTGAAGATTGAGTGGCTTCAATTTGGCTCGGCCGAGTACCCGTTGAAGGACGAGATCGGTGCCGATGATCAGCTCAGGGTTGAAGAGCCAAAATCAGCCGCCGAACTGGTTCGCGCCATGCTTGCCAAGTACGGCAACGGCCTCTCCGACGAAGCAAAGGTGAAAATTACCGAGGCTGCCCAAGATGCTGCGGAGGCGAAAGCGAACAACATGATCGTCGGCGACTTCTCGCGCCCCGGAAAAGTCGGGGATGAGGTATGGATCGCTCACTACGACATCCGAGGCGCCATGGGCGGCGGCGAGGTAACGCATGACTACCCCGAGATGTTACAAGACGTTCGCATCAGCCCTTCCCAGCTCCGAGCGATGGGCGTCGAGTTCAAAGAGCACTACCACTTGAAGATGGTTACCGGATGGGGGCAGTCGATGACCCCAACCATCAAGCACGGCGACCCGCTGCTGGTGGATATCAGCATTCGTGAATTCGTCGGCGACGGAATTTACCTGTTTTCCTATCAGGGCTTTGAGTACATCAAGCGCCTGCAAAGAAAAGGAAAGGGCAAGTACAAGATGCTGTCCGACAACAGCATGCATCCTCCCGAGGATATTTGGGCGGAAGAAACCTACATTCAGGCCCGCATCCTGCTCGTATGGAGTGCGCATCTGCTGTAGGCCAAGTCAAATGACGCGAACGTGATTTTGTGAGGGAGGTAGCTCAACTGTCCTCTCTTGCGACCACCATATTTTTTCTAAAATGAGGGACGTTATGAGCAAGGATGTTGATCCCAGTGACAAGTTCATGACAATGCGAACCTTCCTTACGATTCTTGAGCCCTACAATGACGCCATTGCGGGGCTTGGTTCGTGCATGATTAGTGTATCAACGGCTCTGAGAAACTCAGGTATTGAAGAGCTTCAAGTCGAAGGCGACACAGTTTATAAAAAGCTGGATGAGATTATCAAATCGCTTGAACTTGCTCACCAAAAAGTCGAAGAAGCAACAGGCCAGGGTCCGTCAGATGAGTAAGGATGACAACGTTCATCAGCTTAGAAACGAATGGACCCTCAAGGCCGGTGACAAAGGAGGCGGAGGAAACCATACTGGCGGAAATGGTGGAGGTGGCGATATGGAGGCTCGCATAGCGGCTCTCGAGAACGCAATCCCGGAAATACGGGAGAAGCTTGTGCGCATAGAAATGCGACTTGAAGGTATCGACGCGAATATGGCGACCAAAGTTGATCTCGCAGGCTTAGCTTCGAAAGATGATCTGAATGGGTTCATCCGATCCACCGGAAAAGACATTCAAGATCTCGCCGTAACCTTTCAGAAATCCATCACTGATGTGCAAAAATCCATGAATGATCAAACCTGGAAATTCATCAGTGTGGCCGGAGTTTTGGCAGGCCTAGCGTTCACGGCCGCCAAATTTATCCATTGATCTAAAGCATCACCTAAAAGCCTGGCCTCCCTTGCCGGGCTTTTGCGTTCTGGCGCTCAGAAAGGCGCCACCTCCTCCGCCTCAAATGCATCCTCTACTTCTGTCGGGCATTCCGCGTCAGGATCAGCTTCCCACCGCAGTGTCACTGATTCATCCTCGTCGTTGAAGATCAGGTCAATACCGTCCGTTGCAGATAGTACACCCATCACCTCATCCCACTCTCGGTCCCCGTCGGTATCGAGCCGGTGAATCCTCGCCCAGCGGCGCTCCTGAGCAATCGGGTGATTGATCATCGACGATACGCGTAACCCCAGCCTCTCTACCCCGCTTATCTCCTGACGCCCTGCTGGTTTTGCCTGCTTTTGCGACTTAGTCATTTCACCCCCCTATAACTGTATATTTATCCAGTAACAGCAAAATCATAACGAACCGTCGGTTCGCGGTAAATCCCCCTACGACTGCCGTCGACATGTTTCATGTTTCTGTACCACTTTCAAAATATGTACTTTTGGTACTTGACTATATTTGAACCTATAGTTCATATTTGTACCCGTCGAGCCACTACGCAGGAACTCGGTAGGCACTCAACAGCCTCGGGAAACCGAAACGCTCTTTAAAAGCCAAGGCAACACACAACAGACCGCATTGCCTCTACCGGCGACCGGCGATCAGACAGGCGAACGAGGAAAGCCTGCCCACGACAGGGAGAACCCTGGACGGCTGATCGATGGCGACATGCCAGAACTGCGAGAACGACCCGGTAAGCAATGTGCCCCGCGAATCCCAGCGGCAGAAGGGAGAACAACGAATCGAATTAGCGCTCCGAGCCTCGGCTAAGAGGAGCGCCGGACCTCATGCGGTGTGCCAATCGAACTACCCAGGCACAGGGCTGTATGCCGCATGTTGTAGATACCCGACGACCACACCGGCAACGCTGCTGATCAAGCTGGAGTGACCAGGGAAGCCCGCCGCCGCACACGACAACCGAAACCTGCCATCAGCAGCGGGGATTAGGCACCAGAAGCACCACCACCGCTGACGCAACAAACCCAGGCCGTCGCCAGTAGCGGGCCTGGGCAACAACAGATTTCCTCGATGCCCTTCTCGCGAGGGGTATCAGGGAAATCAAACCGGAGAAAGGAAATGAACGAAAGCCAGGAAAAGCAGATTCAAGATCTAGTTCAAGAGGTTGCGGAGATAAGCGGCACCGATTTCGATGCCGCCTTCGAGCGAGTGCTGGGGATTGCCAAGTATCACGCGATTGACTGCATCCCTAAGGGAGAGGGTCGCGCAGGCGACTCAGCTCAATCGGCATACAGCCATGCGGACCAGCCATCAGCCTGACAGACGAAAACGGCTGCATCCTTGTGGGGTGAGTGAGGGTTTGCAGCCTTGCAAACCTTGTCTCGAAGTTGCACTTGGCTTGATGCGTTTTCGCCCAAGTAAGTCCCTGTCGGAAGTTTGTATTTTTTCCCATCATCAAAAGTGGCTGTGCGATCAAGCCCTAAAGATGCCATCCCCTCATGCAGGGCGCTGTAGTCGTCACCCTTCGCGTGAAATAGCTCAACGCGCACCAAATATTTCGGCATTGAAAACTTCCTTTTTTCGACTGTGGATCCAAGATCCTAGCGATTTCCCTCGACTGTGGAAAGCGAGGAAACAGGGAGCCTGCCCCTGTAAAAACAGGCGACCACATCTGATTCAAACCTATGACCGACGCCAGTAGCGGGCCTGGGGCTTTACCGAGCGTTTCGCCAATGCACCTGGTTGCCCGGGTGTATTGGGAAATCAAAGAAGGAAATTCATATGGGAAACCACTGGGGAATGGCGAAAGCAGCTGGGGTTGGAGTGCTCACCGGAGCGGCGATATTCATCTTCGTAGTTGGTTTATTTAACTGCGCAGGTTTTGTTCTTGCGGGGCTGGGTAAAGCCATGGGATGTGCGGCCTAACTCGGCGATTCACTGATGCTGCTTCAAACGGAAGCAGTGAAACCTCAGCCAGCAGTATCAAGAGGCAACACATGAACAAAGAACAGGTCTACGACGAGCAGATCAGCCCGCTGATGCAGCAAATCATCGCCATCACCAGAGAGCACGGCATAGCGATGATCGCGAGTTTTGACATTGCACACGACGGTGAAGGCCCTAATGGTGAGGATTGTTCTGCGCTGTTGTGCAGCACTCTTCTGCCTGATGGTGATGGCAAGCAGAACCAAATTTTTGCGGAGGCCAATGCGCACATCAGACGCGCTGGTCGAGCTGCGCCAATGATGATTACAACTACCCATCGCGACGGCTCGAAAACGATGACCGCGGTTATCTGATTTCACCGACTTGCCTTGGCGACAGGGTCAGACGGGAAATCAACCGAGGGCGACAGAATGTTCAAGTTCCTGGCCAGGCTATTCGGCCGTAGGCCACCCGCAGTGAAGAAATCAGACCCACCGGCGGCGCCGAAGGCCAGTGCGGCTGCCCCGGTGCCGCGCACAACCGCTGTAGTGCGGAGCGCACCACCGCCGCCACCACCGCCGCCACCATCCCCGCCGCCGATTCGCCGAGGCAGCTCGCCACGAACGGGTGACACGTCAGAACGGCGAAACACTGACAGCGGAATCAGCAGCCCGCTTCATCCGCTCAATCCGCTGAATTCGTTCGCTAACACCACCTCCTATGACGAGCCGACCAGATCTTCATGCCACGGGTACAGCAGCAGCGACAGTTATAGCAGCTCGAGCAGCAGTGACAGCTCGAGCTGTTCATCGAGCGACAGCAGCTCGTCCAGCTCCAGCAGCAGCGACTGAACAACCAGCGCCACGGCAGCACAGCCGACAAAGCCTGATTCCTGGTTCCCCAGGCCGCATCGGCAGATGCCAGGCCAGTCTCACGGCTGGGTTTGGTCACCCGCGCCTGGCATCTGACCGATGCGGAAGAGTCCACACCGCGACCGCGGCCCCCTGCATCACTCCCCTACCCCGGTGGCCACTGCCAACCCAGTGAGCGAATGAAAAGAGGATTTGCAGCCATGTGAACTTCAAATAACCGGTGCTCGTCAGCAGCGCGCCGGATCAGGCTTGTCACATACGGCGGCGTTTGTACAAGCAAACAGAGCCCGGTTTCGACCGGGCTTTTTATTGCCCGCATTTATTCGTCAGCACTCTCCCCTGCGCCCAACGGCAAGCAGCAGGCATCAAGAGCGCTGACGAATAAACGCGAACTAAAAAAGGGAAAGGCCATGCACCAAAAACTACAACAGCGCGTGGATGGCTTGAACGCCATGCGCGCCCGAGTCAAATCCGCTTCCGTCGAGCTTTTTGCAATGATTGGTCGGGAGCAACCACCTCAGCCGCTACGCTACCAGGTGCGGACAGTCGGGCCCAGCGCGTACCACATTGTGGATCGTATCAGCGGCAAAACTCGCGGGTTTCGCTTCACGCATAACGCGGCCGTCGAATTGGCCAAGAGCTTGGAGGCGAAGGCTGCAACTACCGCATTCGTACCAGGTGGCTCGAAATGATCGGCGACCCAATTGCGGATCCTCGCGCAAAGGTCACTGCCGATCTCAACGATCAGATCACCGTTTTTTTCGCGACTGGGCACTCAGTGCAGCAGATACCCCGTGGGGTGACCGGTGATAAGCGGATTACTGGCGCTGTCTCTCCACCGCCCGCACTCAAAGACCCGCGCCTCAAAACCAAGTCCTGATGCGCAGATCGCCCAGTACCAAGGCAACCCAGCGGCGCCGACAACCACAACTCCACCTCCCACCCAGCGGCCTATTGGCCAAGCCGGAGAAAACCCTATGTCCACTGCTACCGATACAACCGAGTTCCTCAACGAATTGAACGGCGGCGCGTTCGCCAGCCAGATCGGCCATGCCCTTTCCGAAGTCGCCGCGGGGGTGGTTGATCACGGCAAGGCCGGGAAACTGGTCATCACTCTGGACTTCTCCCAGATCGGCGAATCCAGCCAAGTGAAGATCAAGCACAAGCTCGACTACAAGGTGCCGACCAAACGCGGTACCCGCAGCGAGAACACCGCCCTGGATACCCCAATGCACGTCGGCACCGGCGGCCGGGTAACGCTGTTCGCTGAGAAGCACGATCAGTTGTTCACCCGAGACCAGGCGCCGATCAATCCCCGTACCTGATCCACCGCAACAACCTCCCTCCCCATCGAGACCTGACACATGTCCCTCACGAAAGAAGCAATCCAGCTCATCAACGACAACGCCCTGCTGGCCACCGGCAAGACGCTCGACACGTTCACACCGACCGCCGTCATCCCCGAAGGCGCAAAAGTGCTGGATCTGGAGAAATTCCAGAAAGGCCGTAGCCGCTTCCGTGGTGTGTTCTCCACACATTCCCTGGCGGACTACAGCGTCTACGTTGCGGACCGGGCTGCGGCAGGCGCCCGCGGCTTCATTGATCAAGACGGCATGAGCTGCAACGTGCTGTTCAACATCGGCGACGCCGAGACGCCGGGCCACGCCGACGACCGCGCCGTGCTGAAGCTGAAAGCCACCGCCGGTTACAAGGCGGTTCAAGAAATCGCCAGTAGCCCGATGAGCCAAAAGGACCTGAGCGACTGGATCGAAGACTGGCACCAGTACCTGACGCCGGTCGACGCAGACGATAATCCGGTTCCGCTGAGCAAGGCTATCGCGGCGGTCCGCACCATCACGGTAAAAGCTACCAGTGAGTCGGAAACCACTGTCGGCGATACCAGCGCCAGCCGCAGCGCAATGGACCAGATCGAAGCCAAGAGCAAGGAAACGTTGCCCACGGCACTGCTGTTCAACGTCATCCCGTTCGAAGGGTTGATCCAGCAGGAAATTCGTCTGCGCGTGACCGTGATCACCAGCGGCCCGCACCCGATCCTCAAACTGCGCTGGATCGGCGAAGAAGTTCAGCGTGAGTCGATTGCGCAGGAATTCAAGGCGGTGCTGGAAGACAAGATCGGGGCTGCGGCGAAGCTCTCGCTGGGTAGCTTCGCGGCGTAACGAATAGGTCACCTATTCAAGCGAATGGGTGACCCATTTATTAGCAGGAGAAACCGATGTTCACGAAGACATTCACCGAGCCCGGCACCTTCCAGGCGCTTTACGCGGCCGAGAAGTGGCTGGCTGACAACGGATACAGCTACGGGCCGGGCAGCGCCATGCACCCGATGCCAGTGCTGAAGGGCGACTTCGTTATCGCCAAATGGAAAAACCTAACCAAGAAGGAAATCGCGCAACTCGACGGCAAGGTCGACGGCAACATGCGCGAGGGACCGGTCCACATCGTTCTGAAGGTGGGGCCAGCATGATCACCAGAAACCATACCGGCCACCGCTGCGGAGCATGCCACCAGAAAGCGAAACTCACCGACGCGCAAGTAGCCGCCATGCGCGCCGACTATGACGCCGGCCTGGGCGGCTATGTGGAATTGTCCCGACGCTACAGCTGCGGCATCACAACTGTTCGGGACATTGTTCAGTACCGCACTCGCTGGAGCGCATAAGCCAGCTGCAGCGAATACTCTCAAGAACTCTTTTCGTTTATATCATTCAAGCCCTGCATGGAAATATTTAGGCACTGAGCGATAAGACTCAACGTAAATATAAGCTGATTCTCCGTCGGACCAACGTATAAGGTAAGCCCACTTTCCTCCTCATCAAGTGACCTGTCTAACGAGCGAAATGTAGCATGCACAGCCGATGACGAAAGGCTTCGATAGACTACGCTATACAGATTTTCCATTCCCGCTATTGCTGCCGAACTGTACACTGTAAAATTCTTTTTCCCGTCTTTATGCAAAAATTCTTCGAGATCTTCCCTATCTAATTCGGTTAGCTCTTCTGATGGAATGTCGTCAAGCATAGCCCTTGCTTGCTTGGTATCTTCAAAAACTTCTAGATCACCAATTTTTTTAAATATGTCAGGTTGTTTTAGTAGGGCTGATGCATGAAGTACAGTTTCATAAGAGGTCCTAACGAGGATCTGGGCCTCCTGTACTAAGCCAATCTCACAAAGTCTTATTGCAGCCTGTGCTGTTCTAATCGTTCTATCGAAGAATAGCAATGAGCAGAGCAAGGGCCTATCGGTATCCTTAACACTTGTTTTCAAAAATAGCTGATGGGCCTTGAAGGATATTTCCTCACATTCAGAAAATTCGCCTGCATACTTTCCCCTGATCTCATCCCTGTACTCGTAAACATAATCGGACAGAAACCCTTTCTCACGAAAATCCTTTGCAGACATATGAATATTAAGTCCTATAAATTAAGCCTTTTACTTTACAGCCTATAACTCCAAAGCCTGCTGCTACGCAAGCGACGAAGTTATGTGCTGAAAAAGATCCTTTAAAGCCCCTTGTGAAGTTTCGCCTTCACATAATGGAGATGGCCGGATTTCTGCATTTCAAGCCAGCTCCCGAAATCAGTACTTTTTGCAATGAATGCGTCCCACTGATCATCTGGTATTGCTACAAAATCCTCAGGGCTATCAATTTTAAAGCCGGACGCGGCAAAGAGGTCATTAAGATCCGCGAATTTGCTGTGTGACGAGACGAATTCCGGACTAAGCATATCTACCAGCCTAACCGTATGGGTGCCATCAAGCTCCTTTGCGTTCTGGGTCAGCTTTTTCAGGCCACTTAGATCAATTTTTACTGACATTTTTTCTCCTTGATCCGGCTCCATGCCGGGCCATAAGCAATAGCCCATAACCCCGAATCACGCCAATGGCGAGGATGCCCGATGAGCCCCTATGCCCTGCGCGGCAAGACCGTCGTGAGTTTTTCCGGCGGCCGCACCAGCGCCTACATGCTGCGCCAGGTGCTGGATGCCAACGAGGATCACAGCGACCTACTGGTGCTGTTCGCCAACACCGGTAAAGAACACTCGGCAACCTTGGCTTTCGTGCAGGACTGTGCCGAACGATGGGGGGTGCCGATCACATGGCTAGAGTTTCGAGATGATGAGACGGGTTTTGCGGTCGTAGACTTCGCCAGCGCCAGCCGCCAGGGCGAGCCATTCGAAGCCCTGATCAAGAAGCGCAGCTATCTGCCGAACCCCGTCACCCGCTTTTGCACCATCGACCTGAAAATCAGGATCATCCACAAGTACCTGCGCAGCTTGGGCCTTTCGACGGAGGATGAGCCGGTGGACATGATGACTGGCATTCGCGCCGATGAGCCGCGCCGGGTTGCCAAGATCCGCAAAATCGTGGCAGCACCAGCGAGAGTAAGCACGCCACGATGATCGTGCCCCTGGCTGACGCCGGGGTCGGCGTTCAGGATGTCACTGACTTCTGGGCGGCACAGCCTTTTGACCTGATGCTGTCGACGATCAACGGCCGGACGCTAGAAGGCAACTGCGACTTGTGCTTCCTGAAGGGCGCCAAGCAGGTCTATTCGATCATCGCAAGTGATCAGGGGCAGCCAGAGCGTAAGGGCGACTGGTGGGCTCGACAGGAACGAAACGCCAAGTCGAGTAACGGAACTACCGGTGAAGGCGCACTGTTCCGTT